GAGAAAGAACTTGAAGCCATGGGTATCAAAACTATGACAATGAGATTCAAAGCAAGCAAAACAAAGACTGGCAAAAGAATATGGAAATCACTTAAGAAAAGAGTATAAATATAGTTATGAAAGAAGAAGATCAAAGCGAAGGCAAGCTAGAATTATCTCTAAGAATATTAGGGAATGAAATAATAGGATTTAAAATGATGGTGGATGATTTTAAAATAAAGTTCTTATTAGGCGGTATAGCTGCTATGACGATCATTGCATATATTATGGTGGTATTTGGACCTCAATTAATGGAGACATTTAGTGGCTAGTTTATTCGACAAGTTAGAATCAGAAGCATTCCGTAAAGGATTACAGGCTCGTAGTAAAGAAGCTAATGACTGGTTTGCTAAGAATGTAAAAAAGCTTGGTAAGTTAGGGCCAGGTAAAGTATTAAGAGATGAACGGTTAACAAAGAAAGCTTCAGCTAAAACAGGTGATATGGTAATGTACACATATAAACCAAAGCATAAAGAGACTTTACCTTACTATGATACATTCCCATTAACAATTGTTGTGGGTCCTGCGAAAGACGGCTTCTATGGCATTAACTTACATTACTTGCCGCCTAAAGTTCGTGCAATCTTCTTAGATAAATTAAATGATGTTGCCTCTAATCAAAAGTTTGATAAGACAACAAGATTTAGAATAACATATAACTTATTAAAAGCAACAAAAAACTATAAATATTTTAAACCATGCTTTAAACATTATTTGACTGAAGGTGTAAATTCAAATATTATGAAGGTTAATGCTGAAGAATGGAACATAGCAATATTTTTACAAACAGCATCATTTAAGAAATCTAGCCAAACTAAAGTTTGGGCTGATTCAAGGAGTCAATACTAATGTCATTACCAGTAAGTATAGATACAATCAAATCTACTATTAGCCGTAGAGGCGGTATAGCACGTGGTAATAGATTTGCAGTATATATTTCTCATCCTTCTCGAGGTATGAACAGTTTATTAAATTTTAATCCCGCAACTCTCTTGAGCAATTTGATCTCAGGTGATGGTGTAAATGCTGGAGACTTTATACAAGATCCAAGAGATATGTTTTTACTATGTCAAACTGCATCATTACCTGGCAAAAGAATAACAACAACTGAAGCTACACATAATCATAACTTATCTAAAAAGCCTTACTCAATGATGACTGAGGAAGTAGAAATGAGCTTTTTATTAACAAATGATTATTATATCAAGAAGTATTTTGATATGTGGCAAGAAATGATTATAGACAGTTCTGGAGATCACTATAAAGCTTTTTATAAAAGAGATTATTGTAGTGATATAACTATACAACAACTATCAACATCCAATGATATTATACCTGGATATACAGTTAAGTTAGAAAATGCATATCCTATAAGTTTAACATCAGTTGAATTAGGTAATGGTACTGATGGTTTATTAGAAGTAAGTGTTACATGGGAATACGATAACTGGAGAAGCGTTGGATTAATAGACGGATTTGAAGATGTACTAGGAACTTTAACTAACATAGGAAGAGACACACTAAGTACATTTAATAGATTATTTTAATTTTTAATATGGAGTAAAATTGATATGTTGCCAAAACTAGCAACCCCAAAGTATGATATGATTGTGCCCTCAACAGGCAAGACTATAACATATAGACCTTATGTGGTCAAAGAAGAGAAACTATTGTTAATAGCAATGGAGTCTCAAGATGAGAAACAAATAGAAAAAGCAATTACTACGGTAATTGAAACATGTATCGATGATGATGTTAAAGTAAAAAATTTAACATCGTTTGATGTAGAGTTTATATTTTTAACATTACGTGCAAAGAGTGTAGGTGAAGGAATTAAGTTAAACTTTAAATGTGGTGAATGTGAAGAGCGAAATGAAGTAAAGATTGATCTAGACAAATTAAAAATTGCTAATAACGATTTTGATAGTAAAGATCTTCAGGTGAAGCTTAGCGATAACATCATGGTGGATTTACACTGGCCAACCATGAGTGATAGAGATCTTGACGAAGTAACAACAGGAACAGAATCTCTTATTCATACTGTAGCTAAGTCAATAGGTACATTATACCATGGTGAAGATATACACACCATGAAAGATGTTGAACACAAGGAGATTGTTGATTTTGTTGAAAGCTTAAGCTCAGAACAATTTACAAAGATGATGCAAGTGCTTGTTAAAACACCATACATTAGTTATGATATGGAATTCACATGTAGTTCATGTGGAGAAAAGAACGAAAGGGAGTTAAGGGGTCTATCTGATTTTTTTCAATAGCCCTTTCACATGATTCATTAGTCGCGCATTATAAAACAAATTTTGCGCTGATGCATCAGCATAATTTCCAGCTTGAAGATCTGGATAATATGTTGCCATGGGAAAGGGAGATATATGTTACCCTTTTGACTAATTGGATCGAGGAACGAAACAGGGAAAATAAAAATGGCTGATAAAGCATTAAAAATCGAAGGCTTAAACCAAGTAATTTCTGAATTAAGGCTGCTCAACAAAGGTCAAGCTATGGAAGCTAAGCGTCTTGCTGATACTGCAGCTGATGCCGAAGAAAATAGAAGAGAGAAAGATAAACCTACAGGGGCTAGCTCTACTAATTCTGTTAAGCCTGTTGCTGATGTTGCTGAGACTGCACAAAAGGAAACAAAAGGATTCTTTAGTAAACTATTAGGTGGTATGGCTGGTGGTGTTGGTTTAGGTGGAGGTGCATTGATGGCAGGTGCTGGTTTACTTGCTGGTGGTGGTGCTTTATTACTTAAGCAATTAGGTGAGTTAGATGGTAAATCAATACGTGCAAATGTAAATGAGCTCCTTGGTATAGCTGATGATCATGGCAGTGGCACATTTGATTTTCTTTTAAAAGGTGGTACATTCGGTCTTGCTATGGCTGGTATTGGTGCTGGTATTGCAGCATTTAGTGTTGGCGCTGGTGTTGCTGCAGCTATAACTAAATTCTCAGATAAAGTAGATTGGGCAGATAGTATAAAGTCTAACGTTACTACGCTTCTTAGTATATCAGATGAGTTAGGTGGTAATGTAAGTTTACTTGCAGACGGAACAACTTTTGGTGTTTCAATGGCTGCAATTGGTGCTGGACTATTAGCATTTAGTGTAGGTTCAATAGCTGGAACTGCTGCTGCAGGAATGGATACGGCTCTTAAAAAATTTACAGATGGAACATCATTTTCTGATAATGTAAAATATAATGTAAAAACATTACTCTCTATTAAAAAAGAATTAGGTGGTAATTTCTCAATGTTAGGTGATGCCGCAGGATTCTTACCTGCTATGGCTGCAATTGGTGCAGGTTTACTTGCATTTAGTGTAGGTTCAATAGCTGGAACTGCTGCAGCGGGAATGGATGAAACATTAAAAGCATTTAGTGATGGAACATCATTTGCTGATAATATTAAATATAACGTAACAACACTATTATCGATTAAAGATGAGATGGGCGGCAATTTCTCAATGTTGGGTGATGCTGCAGGATTCTTGCCTGCTATGGCGGCAATTGGTGCCGGTCTATTAGCATTTAGTGTAGGATCTGTTGCTGCAACCACAGCCTCTGGAATGGATGAAGCTGTTAAAGCTTTTGGTGTAAAAGGATATGCCGATAATATTAAAGACAATGTTATAACGTTGCTCTCTATTAAAGATTCAATGGGTGGTAATTTAGATCTTCTTAAAGAGAGCGGTGCATTTTTCTTAGCCATGACAGGTATAGGTGCTGGACTATTAGCCTTTAGTGGCGGTGCTGCAGCTGCTACGGCAGCAAGTGGTATGGATGAAGCAATGAAATCATTTACTACTGTAGGATTTGCACAAGGTATTAAAGACAATGTCACTACATTACTCTCTATTACAGGTGATGAAGGTGTAAGTTTAGGAGATGCAACAGACTTTGTTGCTACAATGGGTATTATATCAGCTGGTATAATAGCATTTGCTGGAGCAGGAATTGTTGATGCACTTGCGGGTGTAGCAAGTGGAGTTTTAAACTTCTTTACTGGCAATGACTCACCTATGGAAAAAATTAAAACAGTTGCAGATAATGCAGATAATTTAGAAAAAGGCGCTGGTGCTTTAGAAAGAATTGGATCAGCTATTAGTAATCTAAATACTATACAGTTTAAAGCAAATAAATTTCAGTTTAGTGAATTTGCTGCTGACTTAGTTAATGGTGTTGAGGGTATTAATGTTGCTATGTATGGTGGCACATTTGATACCAGTAAAGGTGCATTAGCGTTTGGTGGTAAGATAAAAGTAGGTAAAGGTTTAGCTGATATGCCACAACTAGATTTTGAAAATGCTAGTACAGGTATTAGCTTATTACATCATGCATTAGGTAATTATAATGGTAACCCTGTTATAGGAAATCAACAAACAGCAGACCAAGCCGCAGCTGCAGGTAATCCTGTAGTTATTAATAGCCAAGACCAATCTATAACAAACAACGTTACATATAGCCCAGAGCAAGTTGTTTTCCAAGGTAAACCAGGTGGTGGTGTTGCCGGTGGTAATAAATACTAAAAAAGGGGACTTTCGTCCCCTTCTTAATAACTGATTAACTCTTAAGCTTCTGCTGCTAGTTTAGCAAAATAACTCATAGTGTCATCATTGTCCGAATCCGCTCTTGCGATTGGATCTGCTGCAGTTGCAACAGGATCAGACATTGCAGGTGCATCATTAAATGGAGCATCATCTTCGACTGCTGCCATCTTTACTTCCTCACCTAACACACGTGTTAACTTAAGATTAAGTTCACTGTAAGATTTAAATGATGTTGGATCAGTAAACTCACTTAGTGCATACTGCTTGTTATAGATACCTTCTAACACAGAATCATCTGCATTCAAGGCTTCAGCAGGAGCAAATTCAGATCTGTCATAGTTCCTGTAACCAGCAACATTAGCGATCTTCATTTTAAAGTTAGCACCTTTCCACATATCAAATGGGTTAACTGGTGATTCATCTTGAAACTTAGGTTGCATGCTATCCATAATCTTCTCAAAGATCTTAGCACCGTAAGTATATAGAAATACTTTACCTTCGTTCTCAGGATTCTCAGGATCCGAAACCACATAGATGTTTGACACATAGTGTAATCTACGCTTACGCTTACGTGCTAAATCTTTGTCAGCTTCAATACCTGTATTCCAAAGTTTAGAATTCATCTCAGATACTGGATCGTCCTTCTGAATAGTAGTAAGTGATTTCTCAACATACCATTGTCCAGTCGGTCCTTGGAAGAAGTGATCCCAGTATTTTGCCCAAGGTAAGTCATCACCTTCGACTGTAGGTAAGAAACGAATAACAGCATAACCGTTACCTGCTTTATCTACTGATGGTTTCCACATACGGTCGTCGCCATATGATTTCTTTTCTGTGGTGCCAGTTCCGGCCGCACCAACTAATGCGCTCATGTCATTAGCTTTCGCCTTTAAGTCTGCAAAAGACATTTTCTATCTCCTTTAATTATTAGTATAAATTTGTATCATTGTATATTATAACATACTTTTTGCAAAAGTACATACTTATTTAAAGATATCAACAATAATATTTTTAAACTTATTGTCATCAAACTTTAAGAAAGATTGATACTTTGATATCTTTGTAAACAAATCCGGCCACAAGATAGTCTCTGTGATCTGATTGTTTGCCCTATCAATAAACCCAGTCAAGCGGTTTATTATACACACAGTCTCTAATGAAACCGTGCCTTCAAGATGAAGCTGGACTATTCTTGGATATGTATCTTCTATCTCCAAGAGGTCATCAAACTTTACATCTGAAATCTCTTCTAGTTCATTCCTAAACATATAAGACATACTATCTATAACTTTTAGGAACTTGGTATAAGTCTCTTCGTCTCTGATCATATCACCACTATACTTATTACCTGCTACTTGATGTGCAGCAAAGTACATAATAATATCATCTTTACTCTTAAACCTTTTACCAATCTTTGTTAACTGAAACTTGTCTGGCCTTTTCCAATACGTCTTTTCAGTTACGTTAGTTTTAAAATTATACTTAAAGCAATCGTAAGATCCATTGAAGTGGAGGTTAATTGCGTTATGTAATGTGAAAGCCTCATATCCAGTCATTCTCATATAGGCAACATCGCTGTATGTCCACCTTGCAGTAGGTTAAGTTCCTTTGCTTCATACTCAATATGTTCCACTATTTCCTTTGAGATCAGTTTTTTACTGTCCCTAAGATCGATCTCGTTGTCCTCACATACTGTTATAACCGAATCCATGTATGAACAGCCTCTGTGAGTACGTACATATGTTTCAACTAAACCTGAGAATGCTTTCTTATTTAGATCCTCACTCATTTTTGAATCCCGTTCTTGTCATATGCTGGAGTAAGAGTTGCCCAAAATACTGGCTTCTCTTCGTTCTCACCATAGAAGTCAAGAGACCATACACCTTCTCTTAAATATGTTTGACAATGGTTTTTGTATACCCTTGCCGATTCATACTTGGCAATTGCACCTCGTTCATTGGTTTGGATACCACGTCTTAATGCTGCCATTTTTTCTGTGGTTGCTTTGATATATCTCTTCACGTTAACTAGAGATAAGCCATGGTCATCATCTAATGCTACAACATTAGGTGCTATACTTTTATATGATGCAGGCTTTTTAGCTGCTCTAGCCTTCGCTAGGTTAGCTGCTGCCGCAGCTCTTTGCTCTTCACTCATCTTACGTTTTGCCATAATGTAAATCCTATTTAGTGTGTGTTAGATATATTATAACATAGATAGTGTGTAAAGTACATACTATCCTTTATAAATTTTTTGTATGTGTGTCTCAAATGCCTCTACCTTCTCAACACGATTTGGCCATTTAATATATTCTTTCTCAGGATTAGCCTTTAAGTTATTGAGTAATGGTCCGATAGCATTATATAGTTTGTCTAGTTTGTCTTGTGTTGTTGATGCCTCTGCTGCCGAAGCTGTTGCTGTTTGTGCAACATCTAATTCATTTTCATCTACAAGAGTAAAACCGAAATCGAAATCTGCCATGTTATCCCTTTAATAATTTGATACCCTTAGTCCAGTTCGTTGCTGCATCTTCTACATAGCCTAAAGCTTTATAAGGAAAATCTTCTCGCATGATTCTGTTACCATCAGGATCTTTAAATGTGATTGAAAAGAACGAATGTTCACCATCCATTCCTGTTACTACTTGATAAATCTTTGCAACACTGCCGTCATCTTTATAGTGTTCGCTCATTAGTTTTGTGTTATTATATTCCATCATGTCTCCAATAATTTAAAGGTGGGGGACCTAATAAGGAAAGTCCCCCGATTACTTAGTTATACCATACCACTAAGTTAGAACGATAGCTTCGCCTCAAGCTTAGTTGTAGCATCAGCGCTATCAACTTGTGACCACGATGCAGTCCATATACCACGAGTTAACTCTACAGTTTTCGTAGTTACAGGAGTTGCTGCGTCAGTCTTATTCCAAGTACCTTTAAGAGTACCTAGAGTACCAAGAGCACGTGAGACAGATACTTGATTGTCATTCGTTGCTCCAGCGTTTCTATCCATAACTGCTTCAAGACCTAATCCAGCAACAGTTGTACCAACCGTAATTTCTGAATTGTGTCCTGCTGTGACTTTGTTGTGTACCACTTTAGCGGTTACACCAGCAGATGTAATTGATGCTGTAGTTTCTCTTGTTTCTGCCGCAACATCAGTTACTGCAACTGCGATACCGCCAATAGTTCCACTTGCATCAATAGTAGTGCTTCCACCACTTACTTGGTTAAGTCCGACCGTGTATGCACCAAGAGTAGTTGTTACACCAATCTTCGTGACATCAGGATCATCACCCGACCAGTCACCAATCTTTAGAGTAAGAACACCAGCTGTGCTCTCTACCCACATATCATCTACGCTGAAATCTTTATCAAGAACAACGGTTACGCTAGACGCACCTGCAGTTCCCTTCATTGTAGTATGAATGTCTTGAGCGTATGTACCATGTGAATCTAGTGTACCCTCGTACAAACCCGAAAGACTAATACCTGCAAACGTAGTTGCGGATACTGCCATTGCCGCCGTCGCGACTAGTAGTTTTTTAAACATATTACTTTCCTTTTATTTAAACAAAAATATCCTTTTTTAAGTAGGGATTGTGACTACTGAGAGTTATTTATATAATTTTTATATAATATGCTCTCTTTTTCGTAAGCTTCATTTTCATCAAGCTCACGGTTTTCATGTAATTGTTGAACATGTACCATCTCGTGGCACACAGTTAAGATAGTTTCTTTGAAACCAAGACGTGTATCTATTTCAATATCGTACTCATCATCTTCAGCAGAATCAGTAGTCCAACCTTTAACGTTGTCTTCTGATATATCTTCAACCTCAACAGATACTAAAATCTCTTGGGGAATCTTCAATTCCTTCTTACAAAAATCAACTATATCTTCAAGCAACGCCATAGTTACCTCCACTTATTTCCTACTCATACCACATGGTGGGTCTAATTCTTTCTTTAATTCTTTAACTATTTGTTTACATTCCTGAGCACCATTACTAATATCATATCTTTGATACCACTGTCCCATCATTCCCATTTGCTGAAGTTTTACCTCCAAAGCTTCTAACATTTCTGTCGTAGACATTAAATTATCCTATATGATATAGCTTTATTTATACAAAAAATTAACTGTAGAACTGTTCATATCCAGCAGTTAAGCATTCTCCGTTTGCTACACAATCACCATAACCAGCAATATAATCTTCATACTGCTTGGCAATAACAGAGTTATCCCTACAAGACTCAGGTAGAGTTTGTGGAATTTC